TGGTAAATAATTGACAGGACTCTTCTCATGTAGACCGGCTTGTGTAGTAACACCCGCACCCATTACTGTTTGCGTAAAATGTTCTCCATCACCAGTCTGCAATACGCCATCAATATTTTTAATATACTGAATAGCGTCTAATAATTGTTTATTAGTTAAAGTTCCCATACAACCATATGGTGTTCCTTGTCTTCCACCTAAATGTAATCCTGTTATCATAGGTGTTCTAGTCTGTGAGATTAATGTTGCACCACATAATCCTCCGAACGTGTTCATAGAAAGATTTCTATAAGAACCCCCCTTAAAACTACATGATCCGTTCGATACTATATTCGCTTCACAACTTCCATGTGCAACAATCAATTGTCCATTTCTTTGTCTCCATATCATCTCGAATGGATGTGTGACAATGTCTCCAACTGGAAAGAATTTAATTAAATTACGATAAGAACCTCCAGTACTTGAGTAGCACAATCTAAAATCTGTGCCCTCAATATGTACTGAAGCATCTTTACAAATACGTGTTTTAAATAGACCTCCTACTGCATCGGCATTAACCTTTCTACAAGTTAATTTCAGCGTATCACTATTTTTAAAATAATGATTAGGAATCAATAACATATTCGACGTAATCATCAAAACATTCGCCATAAAAGTAATATTATTATCTCCAGCATCAACAGATGCATATAACAAATTATGTTCCACTGCATTGCGTAATCGCTCAACAGTTGTACATTTACTGCTCTCTGAAGCTGGTAATACTCTACGCGTAACTTGAGACCATACATTAACTTGCTGGTCTCGAGCTTTGACTTCTTCCATACTTGTGGGTTCCAACGCACTATGGTCTTTAACAATACCTCTCCACGAATTGTATACTTTAGCAATAGCATACATAGCCGTCATAGAGGCACAACCATAACACAACATTTTAGCATAATCAGTTCGTTTCTTTCTTACAATTTCTATCATGTTGTCAGTACGATTACACAATTCTTTCATCATTACATGTCGAATAGCCATTGTTGTTAAATATTCTCCGACTAACCAGCCAGAAAATAACAACAATAATCCAAAAATTGGACTAATATATAACATGGTCAAAAGACCAGACATAGCGTATGACCATTTGAATGCATATCTAACACCATCAGTTTTCCTTTTATATACATAATCTAAAAGTGTTACACTTGCATCATTCTGCAATGCTTGCAACGGTAAAAATGCAACCCAATCCCATTTCTGTAAAAATTTGTTGGTTCTATCATATAATTCCGCTGTTGATAATTGTACTAATTGTTCGCTAAGTTGTGACGTTTCGTCAACTGTTTCAAAAACACGCTGACGTACTCGTCTAACATGTTTCCTCATTTCAAATCCAAATTGTTCGGACATATGGTCTGGACAATAATTCTTCAAATGGCAACACCCAGGATGTGGACAACTAACCAAACTTTCTTTATCAGATTTCCTATCTAACAAAGCCTGTTGGTTCTTCCTATGCTCATGAAAATATTCAATAGCACATTGTATAGCCTGGATGGATGAAACTTTTTCCATAACCTTACCCCTCCATTTTATAGGTAGGTAGGTCGCAGCAACTGTTAACTTTTCTGGTCTAACTGCTTGTTCAATTGTAATTTCCCAAATATCATCAATTAAAGGTGGGTCATAAACTCCATCTGTAGTGTAATATTCTCTAATCTTAGAGCTATCAACACCACACGGAATTCCCTCCTTAATACGTTGAAATTTTTCTTTACATTTAACAGTCATAACCAAATCCATTCTGCGTTGAATAGAATATGGACACTGTGAATACGATCTTGCATCTAAATCCTTTACATTAGTGGTTGCTAAGACAATTTCTGGTTCTACCCAGCACTGTCCTTTACCTTCTAATTCAGCTTTATTTGCGTAATACGTTTGATTGTTACACATGTCAATAATCATTCGTGTTGGTGGTCTCTGTACAAATTCCGACTTCTCATTTGCCATATCATCTAAAATAGCGACTGTCTTAGTTGTTTTCCAACTAGACATGTATTGATCTCCTGCATTAATTGTTGCCCAAAACTCTCTATCAGTGCTGTAACCAACACTGGTTAAAAGAGATTCGATCAACTGCTCACCAAATGTTGTTTTACCTTGGCTACTATCGCCAAATAGTTCAACAGCAAATGGTGCTTTTCTAATACCGGCAGCCATTTTCATATTAGTGTGTTCATTCTTAATTGTTTTCAATTTGAGAATCTTATCACTAACTAACTTTTTATCAATACCGCTCAATGACGGTAACAAATGGGACAATTTTAATAATAAGCGCTCTAGCTTATCTAAAAATTCCTGTTCAGGCATACCTAAAAATTTTTCTAAGTTTCCATTTTGTACAAGAGTCCACATGGTAATAACATCACTATACTCGTCGTCTAATTCTAAAGCTGCAAAATCATCCATCATTAATGGTTTCAATGATCCAGTCTTAAAGCATAAATAGGCACCCTCTGCAAAATAGGTTATTGTGCCAAACATAGCTTCTGCTAAATCATGTGCAGTCATATGTTGTTTAATCATCTTTTCATCAAATAACTTAAAACCTTTGATGCTAAATGGAATGCGTGCTATATCACACAATCCTAATGTCACTAATACACAAAGCAATTTTGAAAATTGTTTAAAGACTTTATTGCCTTTTACTAAATTCCAATTGTTCTGTACATTACGTAACAAATTTAACCAACATGGGTCTTCAGTGCCATCCTGTTGTACGATTTCGTGAGTTTTAAATAAATCTCCAATATAACCAATAACTTGACTAGTTATGGATTTATCTTTATAAAAATCTCGTACATACAAAAATATTGCACTAGTTAGATGATCGTAAGAATTACAACATCTTAGATTGATAAATAGGGCGGTAATCCCTTCAATCTTTCTAATTAAGGAGTCAGACACTTCCACATTAATCGATGTGGCGATTTTTCTAATCCTGTGTGTGATCTCCGTGAATTGTTCTACATACGTCATGTGATCCCAATATTCAATACCTGCATGAGGTTTGAAATTTGAGCGCCACTTTTCGCGCTTCTTGGAATCCTTCTTCCTAACGTACCAATTCTCCTTAGTTCCTTCTTCGTTTTTAAAGACGTTATTACGTACTTTAGGCCTGATCCAATGATCAGCCTTCTTGTTCTTCCCAAAAGATTTAGTGTTCCTTTTATCACTCATCTTTTGCATAGTCAATTTACCAAATAAAATCGTTTTAATTCCTTATAAATACTTTTTGTTCTAATTTTGGTCCTATTGCTGTTTTAATTCTGCTATAGAAATATTAAGAATTCAGTTGACTGTTTTGAACGAGTGTCTACTAATATAACTACTCTAAATAACTCATTACTTCTAATGGTCGAGGCCGACTTTTCCTTGGAATATGTGTCAGGCAACAAGGCTTACAATATTGCTTGTACCTACCTTTCCTCCTCGGACAAAGGTTAATCTCTTCTCTCCGCCTATATTTAAATATACTATCATTGACGTAACATAATAATTAATTATGAAACACCGCTAGGCTTGACAGTGGCTACTAGACAGCATTCTAGAACAGAATACAAATCAAGTATACTTAAATACCTTCGAGAATTTTCGCATTTTCGGATTACTCCAATAGAATGCACAAATTATTTCAATGCACGTTTAATTTATTTATCGCTGTGGCATCCAGCGAATTTTTGCCGACTAGGGCCATGGACTAAGACTCCTCACAGGAGTCTAATACCATCGTTTTGGTTTTCAAATACAAATAATTGTGGTTTTTATAGCGGGCCACCCCGCAGTAGAATAACAAAGTTTTTAAATAAAATAAACTAAGATCCAAAAGGATCTAAAGCTTGTTTCTTTCCTTAAAGGTGTGTGGGCATATTAATGCCCAACACAACTTCTAAACAAGGTTTAAGGGCAAATTTTGATGCCAAT